GTGCAGTCAACCAGGGTGACGATCGAAGACGTTGGTCCGTCAGGTAACCCGCTGTGAACCTAGACACCATCCCATTCGTTCAGGCACGCCACTGGACACCAGCAACCGGCACCCCAAAGCTAATCGTCATTCACTCAATGGAATGTCCCTTAGAGCCCGGACGTGCCGAGCAGGTCGCACGATGGTTCGCAGGCCCGACGACACCTCGAGCGTCAGCGCATTACATGGTCGACCCTCACAGTGTGTGGTGCGGAGTTCAACCACCCAACATCGCATGGCATGTCGGTTCCGCAAACCGCTATGGCGGTGCCGCTTCGATCGGCATCGAACAATCAGGCTATGCGTACAAAACCGACTGGCTCGCTGAAGGGTGGCCGCAACAGCAGCTCGATCGCCTAGTTGACCTAACCGCCTCGCTTTGTGACCGTTACAACATCCCACGCCAATGGGTTGACGTAGCCGGATTACGTGCCGGCAAGTCTGGTATCAGCACCCACGGTCTATGCACCCAAGCTGGTTTGGGCACCGATCACACAGACCCCGGTCCTGCATGGCCGGTTGATGAGTTCATGCGCCGGCTGACCGGTGCCAACAGGAAGCAGAAGCAACTGATGTTGATGGTCACGAAGCAGGACGGTGGCATAGTTCAGTTCGGGTTCTTTGCCGGGCAGCTGGTGCACCGCTGGCAACAGCGACCAAACGGCAACTTCGGTGGCTGGGTGCCTTTGAACGATGGGCAACCGTTCGCCGCTGACGGTGTCACCGCAGCACAAAACAAAGACGGACGGTTCGAAGTGTGCGTGTGGAACAGTGCAACCAGTCAGGTTGCCTATCGCACACAGAACAGCAACGGCACCTGGCGTGCCTGGGTTGCGTGATGAGCGATGCTCGCTCAAGCAACCACGCAGGTCATTGACACACCAGGGTTCGGGGTTGCCGAGTGGCTTGGCATAGCCACCGCTATCAGCATTGTCCTTGCCGGCATTGTTGGGGCGATCGTGCAGCTGGTCAAGCTGCGACGTGAGAACACACGTCAGCACGCAGAAGGTCGGCAGCTGATCACCGATGTTGGTGACCGACTGCTTGACATTCACACATCGATCCAACGGGTCGATGGGAAAGTTGAGCGGCTCGATGAACGACTCGACAGACACGAATCAGTGCACCACCGTGGCCGGCGACGCTGGTAAATCGCGCACACACATGATGATCCCTGACACTCAGGTGAAACCTGGTGTGCCGTTGGATCATTTGGGGTGGGTTGGTCAGTACATCGTTGACCGCAAACCTGATGTGGTTGTGCATATTGGTGACCATGCCGACATGGAAAGCCTCAGCAGTTATGACGCTGGTAAGGCTTCGTTCGAAGGTCGCCGCTATGTGGCTGACATTGACGTCGCGAACCGTGGGTTCGACGTGTTGTGTCAAGCGCTCGAGGATCACAACGCACACCAACGACAGGTGAAACACGCACAGTATCTACCTGAGCGTCACATCACGTTGGGGAACCATGAGCACAGGATCACCAGGGCTGCTGATGATGACCCGAAACTAGTCGGGTTGTTGTCGTTAGATGATCTCAACTACCGGCAGCACGGCTGGCAGGTCCATAACTTCCTGCAACCGGTATGTGTCGACGGCATTTGGTATGTGCATTATTGGGCGAACCCGATGTCAGGTCGACCGTATGGCGGCAACGCAGCTGGTCGACTCAAACAGATCGGGCATACGTTCGTGATGGGTCACCAGCAAACCCTTGACTATGCGGTCAGGTTCCTACCTGGCACCGGTGCACAACAGTTCGGGCTGGTTGCTGGTGCCTGCTATCTGCATGACGAGGACTACAAAGGTCCGCAAGGTAACGCACATTGGCGTGGCATCGTGATGTTCCATGAGGTTGACGGTGACGGATCAGCTGACCCCATGTTCGTCAGTTTGGATTATCTGTGCCGACGTTACGAGGGTGTCAGGTTGTCGAAGTTCACTGCTCGAAAGTTCTAAGGGGAAAACGATGAACAAAAAAATCAAAGACACGGTGCCGCAGTGGGATAGCCCGGCACGTGATGCGTTCATGCTGGTGCACGGCACCGGGTCTGATACGCGCGGCGGTTTGTACGGTCCACCGTGGGAAGATTACGCGCTGACCACAGATATCTTCGAGCGGCTCACAGGTGTGGAGCTCTCGGCTGTCGAAGGCATTTTGTTCATGGTGTCGATGAAGCTGTCACGGTTGTCGTTCGGATTGGCACAGGACTTCCCGCCGGAACTGTTACGTGACTCAGTGGTCGACGCCATCGGCTACATGGACTGTCTCTATGGTGCGATGTTGCATCAGCCGCGACCCGAAGAACCCGAAGACAGCGAAGAAGGTGACGACGATGACAGTGATTGAAATAGAACCCGACACGATCATCAGACCGGATCAACCCGAACCGGAACCGTACAACCCTGACGAAGACGAATACCCTGACTATCAGGAACAACCCGAACCAGAGTGGGAGATCTGACATGCTGAGCAAACAGTATTGGATTGATGTGTTCGAGCGTGCCATCAAGACCGCAGCGCAAACCGCTGTGGTCGCTATCGGTGCAGCTGCCGGCTTTGATCTGTTCACCGCTGACTGGCGTACCGTTGGTGGCGCAGCTGCCGGTGGATTCGTGCTTTCCGTTCTCACATCGATAGGGTCTGTTCCGTTCGGTGATCGCAGCAGCGCATCGGTTGCCTCGAGCAGCTGGGTGTCGATCGGTGACGGTGAACTCAATGGCTAGCCCCGCTGAACTGCCGATCACGATTCGGACCGGCGACACAGAACAACTGACCGTCACCGTCAAAGACGATGCAGGTGTGCCAGTGAACATCACCGGACGCAGCTACAGCAGTCAGATACGACAGACCGCAGCGTCAACCGCTGTGCTCGCCACGTTCACATGTTCGGTTACGAACGGCACCGCCGGTGTATTCCAATGCACCCTGGGTACCGCTGTCACTGGGGCGCTCACCGCCGGCCAAGCTGTCTATGACGTGCAGGAGAACGCATCAGGTGTGGTCACCACGCTGCTTGCCGGCCCGGTGTTCATTGTTCAGGATGTGACCAGGTGAACCGTGATGTGACGATCACACAAACCGATGTGACGTTGCGTCGCAATGACCGTCCGATCGAACTGACGCAGGCGTCAGCTGAGATTGTCGCGGTCGGCGTTGCAGGCCCGCAGGGGCCACAGGGTCCTGCCGGACCGGGCATCGCCACTGGCGGCTTGCGCGGCCAGTCGCTCGTGAAGTTCTCAGCCACCAACAGTGACGCTGGCTGGGTCTATCCCTCGGACCTCTCGCAGCCTGCCGCCCTTCGCCGCTGGGCTCGCAGCTTCGGTGGTGTGCGCCAGGGCAAGCTGTTCGGCGGCGGTTATCGCCGCACCACTGATGTGATCTGGGTCGGCGACTCAATCGGCGAAGGTTCGAGCTCCGTCGAGGACAACTCGACGATCGTCAACATCGTCACCGACAACCTGTCCGACTACGCCAACGCCAACGGGCTCGCCGGCCGATGGGTTCCCGCTGGTACGGGTTGGCGCACCTCGCCACGCTTTCAGGCGGAATCGATCGGCAGCGAAGGGACCACCATCCTGCAGGGGTTGTCCATTCGGGGCATGACGCTGGCAGCTATCGCAGGGGCGCAGAAGGGGCAGTCGATGCTCCTGACCTGGACTGGCGACAACCTCCTCATCCACTACCGCAAACGCAAAACGGCAAGCAGTGGGTCGATCCGGTTCCAGCTGCAGAACAAGGACGGCAGCGGCAACTGGCAGGTGCTTCGCACCTTCGCAGTGATTGACACCGTCGAGACCGATGCGGCCGTCCCGGCCAATGGGCACAAGCTCTACGCCTTCAACGTCGCCTCGGAATACTTCAACCTGACATTCCAAGTGCTGCCTCGAGCCGACTATCGGATCGTGGTGTCGCAATGGTCGCCGACCAGTGCCGGAACAGGCGGGTCGGTCCAGTTCGACGGCGCCTACATCTGCGACGGCAACACCCAGCAGGGCATCCGTGTCTGGAACGCGTCACGGTCCGGCGCCGACTTCGCCAGTTTCAATAACACAGTAGACGCGACGCTCAACGACGACTGGCTGAGTGCTCTGCGTAATGCGCTGATCGACCCCAGCCTTGTCGTGATCGCGCTCGGCACGAACGAACAGGCGACCACAGACAACTGGGTCAACGGTCCCTCGAACGCCAGCGCCATCGAAGCAAAACTCCGCCAGATGGTCACCGATATCACAGCGGCCTACACGGTGGGTTACCCCACATCGGCAGCGCCCTCGATCGCATTATTCGTGCCGCCAGCTTCCTACCTCGATGGGAGCGCTGACTGGCAGCTGGTGCGCAACATGTACCAGTCGGTAGCGTCCGAACTGAATCTTGCGATCTGGGATTGGGCAGAGTTCACCGGCGACGTGAACTTCAAGTACGCGTTTGTGGGGCAGCTCAACGCCACGATCACCGCCAGCACCAACCCGGTCACGATCTCAACACCGCTGAACGTGGCTGCTGGTTCCACCATCATCATTGACAGTGAACAGATGATCGTCGGAAGCGTGGCCGGGTCCACTCTCAACATCAGCACCAGAGGAGCGAACGGCACCACCGCAGCCAGCCATTCGACGAACGCCTACATCTACAACCTCGGCATCGTGGCCGGCACCGGAGACCCTCAGGACTGGACTTCGGGGGACTCGAATAACACTCACCCGAATACCATTGGCCACCGCACCATTGGCGACTTCGCCACGTCGCAGGCCATGTCTGCGGTCAACGCCCCACGCAACATGACCCCAGTAATCAGCGTCGGGGACATCCCAGCGCTGTCGGTAGGCACTTCCCAGCTGATCGACGGCGCAGTCACGACCGACAAGATCGGCCTGTCAGCCGTGACCGGCACAAAGATCGATATTGCAACAATCACCGCATACAACATTGCGCCAGGGACCATCACCCAAACGCAAATATCAGAATCGGCAAATATCCTTCCGGGGTCGATTCTGGGCACTGCCGTCATCACCACCGACAGCCGACTGTCGGACTCGAGGACACCCAACTCACATGCGTCGACTCACGCCATCGGCGGGGCAGACGCTCTGAGCGCATCGACCACGTCAACTGCCGGCCTCGTGCAGCTGACCGATTCGACCATCTCAACATCGACCACCACTGCGGCCACGGCGAACTCTGTGAAGGCTGCCGTCGACCGTGTACGTGAATCTCTCAACTACACCTCAAGCGTGCTCGATGTGGTCCCGAGACAGCAAACAATGGTCGGCGCAGCTGCGGTCAGCGGCACGTGCTACTTCTCCTTTTTCACTCCGTCGGCACCCATGACGATCAGTCAGATCAGCTTTGCGGTCGGTGCATCGAACAGTTCCGGGCTCACCGCAGCACGGTTCGGCCTGTACACGTTCGATGGCACAACAGCCACACTGGTGGCCCGGACCGCATCGGACACAACGATCTTCAACAGTGCGAACACTGTGAACACACGATCGTTCGCTACCGCCGGCGGCTACCCCGCCACCTATGACCTGGTAGCAGGTCAGCGCTATGCGTGCGGACTCTGGATTACCGGCACCACACCGGGCAGCCCCACCAGCGTCAGCGCGATCTCAGCGCTGTATGCGTTGACGCCACGTGTCAACGGTGCGCTCGCCAATCAGACATCAGAAATGCCAACGTCGACCAGCAGCTTCGGTAATCCCACCGTCATCTACTGGTGTCGGGTGTCGTAAATCTCCGGCTCGATGACGCCACACCCTCCCCTGTGTGGTGACTGGCGCAAACCCGACGGCAAGTCGGACCTGCGAAACAGCACAACTGAGCCGGCATTGAGCCCCCAAACCCCCGGACGCGGCAGGGTTTGGGGGTTCTTTACGTTCCGGCTGAGAATCTTTGCAAATGGGGGTTGACTTCTTTGCAAAGGTTCGGCATACTTTGCATGTCGGCAACACCGCCGGCCACGGCACGGGAGCTACAAAATGATTCAGATCACTGACATCACCGCCATCTACACCGGTCACAACATCTTCGTGAATCGGGTGCCGAACAATGCCGGCTACTTCGCTGACGTGCGCACACCGTTTCATCGTCACGTCGGCACGACTGATACCTACGTGTCTGATCGTGCAGCGTTTGCCGCTGCGATCGAACTGGCTGAAGCCGACTTCGCAAAGCAGGTGTCGGCATGACCAACGCAGACCGCATCGCCGAGCTCACCGAATGGATCGAAGACATCCGGTTCAAGCTTGCCATCAGTCCCGATCATCCGATCGGATCACAACTGCCAGGTGCAGTAGCCGAGCTCGAGCAGCTCAAGTCCATGCAACACCACCCAACGAACACGGAGGCAACACCAGTGGAACACAACACCATCAACCCCGCTGACCTTGACGGCACCATCAGCGTCACCGAAGCAGCTGCACGACTCAACGTCACCGGGCAAACGATCCGCAACTGGATCAGGTCCGGTCGGCTCACCAAGATCCAATCGGGCAAGTCGTTCCGGGTCGTCGCAGCCGAACTGAACGGGCTGATCGAAATGCGACGCGAGACCCGCATCACCGAACCCCTCGAGGTTCGGTGATGCACACCAGGTGCGACGCATGCCACCGACCTTTCACCCAAACCCGCAAAGCTGACACGCTGTGGGGATGGACACTGGTCCTAGTGGTATTCGCAGCAGCGTTCAGCCTCGGTGCCCTGGTCGAAACGATCTGGAACTTCGACGTGTTCGGGTTCGGATTGCTGATCGGCACCTACGCAATGGTGTACGGGCTTATGGCTTTGTGGTGGCAGGTCGCCGCAAAGGACTACTGATGGCGAACGCTGCAAAGGCAAAAGGATCAGCGTTTGAGCGTGCCGTCACCGAGTACCTACGTGCTCGAGGCAAGCGCGCCCAACGCATTCCTGCCGGTGCAGCAGACGATCAGGCTGACATCTTCGTGTTCGATCCAACATGGCCGGCGATACAGGTGAAAAATCATGCCAAGTTCGATTTGGCTGGTTGGGTTCGAGACGCAGAACAGCAAGCTGAGAACGCTGGCCGAACCGCCGGCATCGTGTGGGCAAAGAAACGTGGCACAACCGATCCTGGTAGGTGCTATGTGATCATGACGGGTGATGCGTTTATGACTCTGATGGAGGTGAACAATGACGAACGAAACTGATGCGCTGAATAACGCTGCAGTGGTGATGACCGTGAAGCTCGGTGCTGCAGCTGCCGGCAATGATGCTGGCGAACTGATGCTTGACGCAGCCGAACTGATTGGTGCGTTGACTGATCGGGTGCAGGAACTCGAAGCTGCGAACAACCAGGCGAACATCATGGTGCAACGGCTGCTGGTGGCACCGTGAGAAAACGCAAACTCATTGAAGCGTTGGAGCTCGAGGTTCTGCGGTTGTCTGACTTGGTGGAACGCCAGCAGGCTCAGATCAAAGAACTGAAGCGTCACAAACTGTTGTGGATCAAAGCTGCGGTG